GTCGATGGCGCATCGCGCAATATCCCATTTACCAACCTATCCAAGTCTGGCGACATGACCAGCACATACAGCGTAGATGAAGCACAGGCGCGGTTTGCCTGCCTTGAGTACGCCACACATGTGATCTTTGGTATGGGCAATAACGACATCATGTCGGGTCGCACACTCGCACAGATGCAAGAGTCGCATCTCGAAGCATGGGCACATGCCAAGCTGTTTGGCTGCAAAGTCGGCGCGGTCACGCTCACCCCACGCACCACGTCAACCGACAGTTGGGCAACAGTTGCCAATCAAACGCCCATGTCTGGCTACACGACGGCTGGCATTCGTGGACAGTTTAATGCTTGGTTGTTTGAGCAAAAGTTGCTCGGAAATCTCGACTTTATTGTCGATGTGAATAGCGTTGTTGCTGACACAACCAATCCAGATGTTTTCAAAGCTGGCTTTTCGTATGACGGCACGCACTGGGGGGCAGCAAGCACACTGACTGTTGCTGCATACGCCAAAACGCAACTGCTCAAACTAAAATCTTAAATCAACCCCTTTCCAAAACCCGCTTCGGCGGGTCTTTTTTTGCCCAAGTGGAGGTATTGGAACTGTCCAAAATTCAGCATTTTCAGGCGTTCAAGCTAGTCACATCGTAACAGCCAATCGGCAAAAGGTGATTAGCAATGCCACTATCCGCAGCAAATGAAAAACACTATGCGTCGCAACGAGCAGCAGTAGTTCAGACCGCGCTCATGCTTCGTAACGATCACGTCAATAAGTTTGACAGCATTGATCCTGACAGCGATGACGGCGTACAACTGCCGGATTGCTTGCGTCCAATGTTCGACAGCATTACCGATCCTGCCGGTCGCGCAATGGTCATGGCGGGTATTCGCCAAGGCATTGACGGCTACAAGGCGCGTAATGGCGGTGAAGAACCATCAGCCCGTCAAGTTGCATTCGGCCTTGCTGCCGGTGCGTCGCTGTTTTGCAAAGATGAGCAAACCGGCAAAAACGTCTTTGAACAAAACGGCTTCGACGACATCAATGCAATGAGCCACGACGGTGTAAGCGTTGTGCCTGCAATGACCGTTGTTACCATCGCAACTGCAATTGCCAGTAGCCTGAATATCATCGCAATGCTGCCCAATGCTATCGGCTCAAATGAAGTGCCGCTGGTGTATGGCCGCATGACTGCTGATCGCAAATACGGCGGCCTTGAAACAGATGACTATCTCGACGGCGAAAAAGCGTCCCACACCTACTTTGAAAACCGCCATCGTTTTGCGATGCCAAACACCAGCGGCAACGTGTATCAGATTACCCCGCGTGTGGCTTACTTAGACTACGAAGCAAAAACTCCTGACACTTCGACCATTGCAGCACCATTCATGGGTGGTCGTGTACGGATTTTCGTAAATGGCGTTGAAGTTGCCAATGACCGCCATCGCACAAACTCCAAGCAGTCCGGCACACATTCGCTGACCGCCATTCCTGACATTACGATTGCAAATACAGCCATTTCTGTCAGTGCTGGTACGGTGAACCTCGATAACCACTCAATCAGTGTCACTTTTGCCGCGCCGTTGCCAGTTGGTGCTGTGGTGCATGCCGACGTGGTGTTCGATTTTGAGCGCAACGATGCGGCCACTGGTCAGCCAATCATCCAAGTACCGGGTGTTGATATTGTCACTGAGCATGACGTGGTTTTGGCTTCGCCAAGCCGTTTCCGTATCAAAGCATCCCTTGACTCCATCACTCAGATGTCAAATGAGCTGAATATCGGTTTCATGGGTGCGGCGTTGTCGATTGCTCAAAACAAGTTCTACCTTGAGCAAACAGTGCGTCTGTTGCGTGAAGGCAAAGAACGTGCCCAATACAATCAGCGCGTACATCAATTTGATGCAAGCCGTGGCGTCACTGGCAATCTTGCAGCAGCCTACAACACCTCTGGCGACCTCATCGGTGAAATTCGCCGTATCCTTGGTTTTGCCAAGCTGGGCATTACTCAGGCCGTTGGTCAGTCGGTCAGTTCGTTTGACTTGTTCGTTGGTGATCGTGGTGCTATTTGGTTCCAGACGTTGCGCGATGATGTCATCACCTTGACGAATGCGCCTATGGCAACCCATACCCAGATCGTGCGTATTGGCACACTGAAAGACGGTACCAACGTCTATCAAGTGCCTACGTCGAGCGGTCTGCTTACCGAAACCACAACCACCGCACAAGCACTGTTGGTTGCACGTTCGTCCGAAGCCGCCAAGTCGCCGTTCGTTGGCTTTATGGCCGTGCCGCCGATGATCCGCACTGCGAATCCATCTGAGTTCACTGAGCAGGTTGGTGGCTATTCACGCACCGCTGCTGAGTTGAACCCGCTTGAGCGTTACGGTGATCAGATTGCCGTGATCAGCATGGTCAACCTACCGGCAGTAAGCTAATCATGACGCAGCGCAGAGGTCGGCCACCTAAAGCCACCCCTGCGCCTGTTTCGACTGATCCACAGCCGGAGCAGGTGCAAGCCGATCAGGTTGTGCTTGAAAAAGCCGACATTGATACACCGCAACCGCCTGAAAGCCAAAATGATCAGGCCGATCCGTTATTGATCCGTGTGAGTAGCAAACTGGTTTATGACGTGTATGAGCCAGCCAGTCGTGTAATGCTCAAGGCGTCTGCTGTGACTGAAATCACATGCGAGAACAAGCGACACAAGGCGCGGATCATCTCGAATCTCAACCAACTGTGCCACGGTAAAAACACGCTGGAGGTGCTAGATGCCTACCTTTGATGGCACAAACCCCATTACTGATATTTTGGGCGATGAGCCGACTGAGCATGAACCGACTTTTGAAAATCAATCGGTTCAGAATTTTATTGAGCCGCTGACCAATACGGCCATTCCAGCCGGTCAAACAGTGGAGATGACAGTGATTGGTGATGCCGCTTTTGACACCATCGAAAGCAATATCGCACAGATCAATGCACTGGCAGGCTTTGAAGCAATCACCCTGACGGTTGAGGAGATGTAACGCACCCATCTTGAAGGCCCCTCACTGTAGGGGCTTTTTCGTATCGGAACGAACCAAAAACCAGCGTTTTGCGTATGACACCCTGACAGCATCAAAAACGGTATTGAGCGTCTCAATATGGAAACAACTCCAATTATCGGTAGTGCCGTCGGTATTCAATACCAAGGCATTACTGATCGGTCTGGTTCGGCAAGTGCCGCAGGATTGACCAACGGCTTAATTGTCGGTGATTTTTCGCGTGGTCGAGTCGATCAGCCGATGCTGATTACCAAAGACACACTGGTGCAGTTGGGCGATACAACCAAGCCTGCCTATCAAACTGTGGCTGATTGTCTGGATACGGGTGTACCTGCGGTTTTGGTCATGCGCGTTTCTCAAAGTTAAGGAGCATAACCCATGCAAATTGTTCTAAGTTCTGCTGGTGTTGTGTCTCTAACACCTGCTGCTGGTGACTTGATCACCATTGATTATGAGCTGCACAGTTATCTTGGTGATGGCGTTGCCGTCGAAGTTGCGTTATCGCTGGCCACGGGTGCGACTGCACCAACACCGGCCAATACGATTGCTCAATTGACGTGGCGCGATACCGTGACCGATAAAATTATCTATCGTGTATCCGGTATCGTTGGCCTGCCGATTGATAACCCGAAATCGCTACTTTCTGTCGCTGATGCGACCGATCAATTCAGTTCAATCGAAGTCACCACGGTTTCGACTGGTTTTGCTGCTGCCGTGACTGGCAGTAATGCGTATAACGCGCCAAATTCACTGGGGCGTAATAAGGTATCGCTGACACTGCCAGACGATCAGCCACCTGCATTCAATGCAGATGCGCTGTACGATGCAATCACGCTGATGGAGCCTAAGCCAAGCTATTTGGTGCTACCTGATGCAGATGACTTGGTGGTGATGGAAACCATGCAGCGGGTCATGCAGACGTTAAACGTGCCATTGCTGGTTGAGCTTGATCCGACCTTGACGATTGATCAAGCAGCAAGTCAAATCACCGCGATTGATGCGCAAGATCATCGCGTTGTCGCCATTTGGAATCCAACACTATCACGTCCGGCTACAGCCACGTCGCTGCGTGGTGCTAAAAAGACGCGGCGTGCTGTGGGTCAACTGGTCGGCAAGATGCTGCTGCGTAATGCGCGGGTCAATTCACAAGGTATCCCGCCAATTGACACACCTGTTGCTGGACACGACTTTCCGTTTACGTTTAATTCAATGGAAATGCGGCCAGACGTGGTGCTGAATAACTCGGCACTGGAAAAACTGGCAACGGCAAAAATCAACGTGTTGCGCCGTCTCAAGTTCGACACGGGCGTTCGATTTGTCTTGAGTGATGTTCTGACTCAGTACCAAAGCGAAAACAGCGCATTGCGGCTGATCAACTCGATGGAAATCATCTGCTACACCACAAACATCGTGCTGGAAATTCTGAAACGTCACATGCTGAAAAAGACTACTGGTTTCTTGGTCGATGCTGACCGTGACATCGGTAATTTCTTGAGTGCATGCGCTGCGGCGGGTCTACTGCAACCAGCAGATGACTTGGGTGGACAGCCGTTCACCTACGCCTTGACTGCTGATCCAACTGCACCGTTTGAGCGGGTACGCTTGGTCATGCAGCGTCGGCCAGAAGGTGCTGTACGTTCGGTCATTTTCGATGAGGATGTTGTTGTTAAGTAAAAAATAATCGTCGAATTTAAAAGCCCCTCGCTGTAGGGGCTTTTTGCTGTCTGGCAGTGTCGGAACTAGAAAAAAAGTACGGTTTTATTCTCTCTAGCCTTGTGTCTAACCGCTTGCCGATTGGCAGGTATTTAACACAAGGGGTTCGAGATGTTCGATACATTTGGTTTGGGTGCATACCAGCGTCCAATGTATGACAGTGCGGCGGGTAATGCCGCTGAACAACTGGCAGAAAAGGTCAGTCCGATCAGTGAACGGGCAGTGTTGGCAGCAATGCAGTCTATCCGTAGCAATGCACTGTCGATTGTACTGCTGCTGACTGACGCGGTGGTTGATAATAGCCTAGAAGAAGGCTCAATCCCTTCTGAGTATCTGGATACGCTGATTTTGGCGGCGATGGACTCAGACGATGATGCCGAACTTGATCCGATGATTGCCCAACTGATGTGGGCCAACATTTCGGACGCTATGGCCAGTCTGGGCGTTGAAGAATCGCTGATTGAAGATATTGGCTCAGATGAGATCGAAGCTGCTGACGCGGCAATCGAAGCGGCGGCTGAAATTATTACCGCCAATCTGCCTGACGATGGTGAACCGCTTGATGGGTTTTATGAGCAGTTTGTCTACGGCTTTGATGCAAATGATATGTTTGCCGAAGAAAAGGCTGAAAATGGCTTTGATGCGATGAAAAAACCGCGTGTTGGGGCAAATGCCACTAAAACCGATGCCAGTGGTCGCAAGATTCGCTACAAGGGCGTGAAGAAAATCCGCGACGGCAAGGTGACGGTGGTCAATGAGCGTTTGGCTGGTCAGAAGGTGATGAAGACTCAAGCTCAGAAAGCGGCTTTGAATAAATTGCATTCAAAACCACATTCTGCCAGTTCAATGAAAAAAGCCCTACGTTCGATGAATAAGGGCAAGACAGCAAACCTGTACTAATCGTTGCCACTGAAAAAACCGTCCTTCGTGGGCGGTTTTTTTACGGTTGGAACCATGTTTAAAAGGTTTTGTGTTCAGCTTCACAATAACAACAACGAATTGCGGGGTATTCAACATGTCCGATTTAAAGATTGAAGATTTAAGCGATCAGTCGCCTACAGTCAAAACGCTACAGACAGCACTGGCAAAAGCGACCGGCCAACAAGTGCCAATCGTCAATGTGCTTAAACCCACTCGCAAGTCTGGTGTAAGCGTGCGCCCGATTGAACTGGTTTTGGCGGGTGGTCAAGCTGTCACGTTCTTGGTGCGCCAAGGTGGTGACGTGTATCGGGTGCAGATCAATGGCAAAGACTTTCCGTACAACGGCGATTTAAGCCTTGGATCGGCAACCGATAAAGCAGCACCGAAAAGCCCGAAAAGCACTGCTATTCGACAAGGCGGCGCGGGTTTTGTTGAAGCCAAGACCTTTCAGGAGGTTATGGCGCAAATTGCAACCGCTATCCGCACAGGACAGGCCGCTTTCGACAAAAAGAAAACCACGGCCAAGGTGGTCATCCCTCCAGCCAAGGATGACAAAGGCCGCACCATCCCCAAAAACACCACGCAGATGCTTAAACAGGTCATGGCCGAAGAAGCTGAAATTGATGCCGTGATTACTCAAAAGACTGAGCAGCGCGACACGATGAAGTTGCAGCTTGAGCAAAAACAGGCACAAGCCCCATTGCCAGCTCCAGCAATGTGAGACGGGCATGAATGCACTGCTTTTGACTGATTTGCTGCTGTTTTTGTTGCTGCTGCTACACGCCTACATGCACTGGAAAAACGCCGGTAAGCGATTGCCGCTGTTTGAGTCATTGCTTGGGCAGACACAGCGTAACGTCGTGATACAGACAGCCATGCGGTCGGTGGTATCCATCGTCATGCTATGGCTGGTGCTGTATGGCGTGCTGATCTGGCGCACCTATCACCTACTCTATGCGCTTGGCGCATGGGGTCAAGGCGGCGCGGTGTTGTTGGCTTACGTCTCAACATTTGCCATTTATCAAACGATCAAGGCTGTACTTTTTCAATCAGTGATTGGTCAGGCCAAAAAGCTGGGTGTAAGTCTATGACGATCAAGACGCAAGACATCCTGCCGATGATTGAGCATTGGCTCAAAACGCCGGTAAATGGCTACTACGGTTCAGGCTATGGGGCTGATCTTGCGTCACTGTTATTGCGCCCATTGTCGGCACCAATTGCAGATGAGTTTTTGGCAAAACTCAAGCGCGATATACCTATTTTGGCAAGGCTTTCAGCCGATCAGTTGTCGCTTGTGTCTGAAAACATCGGTTTTGAGCAAAAGCAGATTTATCTACAGCTTGGACAAGTCGCCATCAATTTAAACAACATCGCTGATCAACAGCGTGCCACTGGAGAAACATTCGATGTTGAAGCAGGCTGATTTTGTTAATCGGTTGGTCAGTACGCTAGACGATGCTGAGATTGCCGAACGCTATCAGGCCGGTGATCCGCTGGTCGTCCAGCAGATTCAGGGCTATGCAGCGTATTTGGCACTACTGGCGCAAGAAATTGACGTAGCCACGATTGAACCGTTTATCAAAACCCGTGATCGGTCGATTTTGGCCGATGCAACCAATAAAGGCATTTTGCCAGTCGCTACACCATGCCAGCACACCCTAGAAGTGATCAACAACGCCGCCAACAGTATCACGCTGTCACAAGGGCGTGTCATCGAGGATAGTCAAGGTGGCCGACCGTGGCGACTTATGACCTCTGTCACAGTGGCAGCGGGGCAAACAGGCGATGTGCTGGTAGAACAAAGTGAATTGCGTGAAGTCACCTACTCGGTACCGCTATCCGAACCGTTTCATCGCACCCCTGTACTGCTATCAGAGGGGCTGTTTTTGGCGGGTTTGAATGTCCGTGATACTGAGTCAACACCCAACACCTATCGGCATGCCCCACGTTGGATGAATGCCGCACCATTGGAATATGCCGTCACCATTACCACCGATAGTTTGCGCCGCGTGATTGTCGAGTTTGGCGATGATGCACGGGTAGGGCGGACGGTACAAACCGCTCAGAATTTTGTTTTTCAGTTGATCGAGTGCTACGGGGCTGTCGATTCGCCGAGGCTCAAGGATGCCGCCTTGGTGGATGTTTTGACCATTGATGAACAACGGGTGCGGGTGCGCTTTAAACAAGGCGGATTGGTGCGGGCGGGAGCTGATCCGCTGTCTGTGGCTCAGTTGCGCTTATTGGCCAGTTATCCGGCTTTGTACGATGAAAACGCGGTATTTTTGGGTAATTTTGACTATTTGGCACGTCAAAAATTCATGACGCGCACTGATTATTTGGCCGTCTGGAATGAAACCGTTCAAGAGCGGGCGTATGGCGTCGATATATCGGACATTAACCGCTTGCACCTTGCCACAGTTGCCAAAAATCCGGCAGAACAGGCCACGATTCAAACTGACATTCAGCAACTGATTGGCCGTGCTGATTCGCTGTACGACGGGCGAGTTAAGGTTCGCGCTGTGGTCGAACGTCCGTACCAGTTAATCGTCACAGGGCGACTGGCAGCGGTACACGATATTGACACGGTTGCTGCGCAAATTCGCGGGCTTTTAACTGGAAAGTACGGCAAAGGCACGATTGCAGCGAGTCGCTGGATGGCTGACGGGATCAACTCTCAGGAAATCAGCACACTGTTGCGCACCAGTATTCAGGCGTTTCAGGATCGGATCAGTGATTTTGTGGTGAGCTCAGAAAACCTAGCCTTGAATCCCGTTAAGCCGCATGAATGGCTGTACTTGACCAATGGCAGTATCAGCGTGGTGCTGACCCGCACAGCGGACACAGGCGGTTCGCTATGGACGCTATAAACTTCACGCTACCGATTGACCGTCAACATGCCCATGACGGCCTAGAACGTGCCTTATCGCGTGCCGTGGCACAAGTCATGGCCGATGAGCTACAGCCCAGCTTGCAGGATCTTGTGGACTATGGCGCACCCCATCTGGGCAGTCGTACTGTAGTCGAGCGATTCACCAAACTGGATGGACTGGCAGTGCTACGCCGCTCAGTCACCGCCGACGTGTTAATGCGCGTGATCTATGCGAATTGGGCAAGTCTTGCGAGTGAACGCGGGTTAGGTTTTTTACAGTTTGTTTTACAAATGCTTTGGCCTGATCAATGGCAAGTCGTGCGGCTGTGGCATTCCATCCCATTTGCCAGCCAGTACCCGCGTTTTTTAAATGAGACTGAGACAGAAACACGGTTTTTAACCAGTCGGATTCGCATTCGATTGGATGCCGCTGTAGATCGGTTTGAGCTATCAGAGCTTGCACCAGTGCTGCGCCGCCTTGTACCCGCCAATATCGTGCCACAAGTCGTTTTAGATGTGCCTACAGTGGATATGCAGCTTGGTGCTGCTGTGGTCATGCAAAGCTACCAAGTGGCCGATTTAACGCCCTTCTAGCGGTGTTGGAACTTCAAAAAAAGCGACCTTTCTAGCTCACCAAAATGGACTCAAGTTTTAACTCGAGTCCATTGTCATGCGTCAGCTCAACCCCGTTCTGATGAATCAGCTTAAAGCTGATCATCTGGCAGCCAAGCAGCTTGGTTCGCCGCTACTGCAATGCCAAGGCATGCTGGTTCCCCGTGATCCAGTGTTTCAGGCAACCCGCCTACTGATTCAATCTTGCCCCCGTCCGATGGTGACTAACAACGATCCTGCTGAAATTGCATACGCGGGTGGCTTGGATTCGTTTGTGCCAGGTGTGCCAAAAACCAAATATGAAGGCAGCATTACCGTCATCGAAACCGAAAAAGGTCAGGCAGCCTTGTTTGCTGAGTATATTTTGGCGAATGGCGGCAACATTCCTTGTGATTATTACGACGGTCGTCCGGGTTACTACACCCGCGTATATGCACTTGATGATTGCGCAATTCGACTTGAGCCGACCGATACAACTGCTGATGGCCGCAGTCAAATCACGTTGGCGTCTGGCAGCATCACCTATATGTATTTTGGTCTTTTTGCCAAAGTCGGTGCAAGCGGTTCAGCGTTGCCAGGTGATCGTGGCCTAAGTGGTGTTGAAGGCTTTATTGATCGGGTGCAAGGCGTGCTTAACGTCGCGCAAACTGGCGTAAATGCCTTGGGTGCCGTTGCTCAGTTTGGGCGTGGTCTGCAAGGCTTATTGGGGTAATTCAGTATGCCTACGCTGCACCCACACGTCACAGAAAACCCACGACTCACCGTGGGTACGATAGCCGAACTGTCTACCACCCTGCATGCTGAATTGCAGATGTCCGGCTATTCTCTGTTGCTTGAGGATGTTCGGGATGTTGTTTTGCTTGAAGCAGCAAACTACGCAGCGTGGGCAAGTTTTGAGCAACAACGATTTATAAATACCCCTATCCAGCTTGATAGTACCTTGCCAATTGATGCCTACGAATGGTCAATGATTGAGCAGGTATGCCGCGCTCACTGTGATCTGTTGCAAGCAATTCGCATGGAGGGCTCACGCAGCCTAGGCACGGAAAACTTCGGCCTTGCTGTCAGTGAGGCACGGCAAATCTATCAGGAACAACGGGATTTATTGCCCAAAAATGCGTTTATTGAACCGCCTTACACCCTTGTCATGGATGATGACTGATGCAGGTCGTCATCGCAGCAACTGGCCAGATCATTTCAGGCGCGAATCTGCTATCGGCAACCTTGCGCCTTGATTGCGTGCCAGTACCCGCGACACTTGAGATGACGGCACAGAGTACGCCAGAGTTGGATGCGGCACTGGTAGTCGGTGCTGAATTGCTGGTGAGTGATCCGCCGATCTCTATCACATTGGTCAAGGTGCAACCAGTCAAAACGCAGACGATCAAAGACGGTGCGCGGATTGGCGGTATCGCCTGTTTGGGCGTCTTGAGTGGTTGTCAGCGGCTAATCGAACCCGCAAGCAAGGCCATTATTCTGAATGACACGTCGTTGATCAGCGCGATGCGGGCTTGTGGTGCGCGGATGCGATCTGGTGCTGACATTGCTATTCCTAAATTTGTCTGTCTGAAAGGCCAAATACCAACTGTTGAAATTGCCAAGCGGCTACAGCAGGAAGCGGCAGTTATCACGATGCAGGGCAACCAGCTTGCAGCAGTCAAGATTGATGCCTTGCTCAAAGCCGATCCGGTGGCCAAGTACGATCCTAGCGCGGTTGCGTGGCTGGATAGTGTGGCTCTACAGCGATTAAATAAGCGGTCTTTTGTGTCGATAGCGGCGGATGGTTCGACCATCGAGAACGAGGAAAATCAAACAGGTTTGGCGGTGTCTTATATGCCGCAAATGGATACCCGCCAACTGAAAAACTTGGAAAAGGTGTTGATCCATCGGGGAACGATGATGCGACCACTCCAGATGAGTTTGAGTTGTGGCGATACCCTGCGAGTTGGTGATCAGGTGTTTGTTGTACTGACAGCCGCTCACCGCACGGATACAGGCGCGTTGGGTGGTAGTAGCGTGGCAGCTACCAAAATATGGCTGTCTAACTTAGGAGTGCAATAGGTGAGCTTGTTGAATGCAATTGACAGTGCAGTCGGTATCCAGTACCAAGGCATTACTGATCAATCTGGTTCTGATGCTGTTTTACGGCTGACAAACGGCCTGATTGTTGGTGATTTTGGGCGTGGTCGATTCGATCAGCCGATGCTGATTACCAAGGATACGCTGGTGCAACTGGGCGATGAGTCTAAACCTGCTTATCAAACCGTGGCTGATTGCTTGGATACTGGTGTGCCGGGTGTTTGGGTTATGCGTGTTGCACCACCTGCGATACCTGCATGGCTATGGGATGACAATCAACCAGTTCTGTGGGATGACAATCAATCATTGGAGTTACAAACATGAGTTTGCAGATAAGTGGTGCTGATTTGCTGCCAAGCATTTCAGGAAATGAAAAGATCCCAACAGGCGGGCGTGGAAACCTTGTGACAACGCCCGATCAGTTGGCTGATTATATCCGTTTCCAGCGGCAAGAAATCTCGGTGTCGCTTGGCACAATTAGCAATAACCAGACAGCAATAGGCAGTTTTGAAATGCCTGCTGGATTTACCATCCGCACGATTGAAACCAGCGCAAGTATGCGTGTGCGGTTGTATCAGTCTGCCGCTGCGCGTGATGCAGATTTGAACCGACCACAGGGTACAGACAGACCGCAAGGCGTCGCGCTTTTTTTAGAGTTTTATAGTGTTATTGGATTGCTTGGCGCGGTCTTATCGCCCGTCGTTGATGGGTTTACGACCCAAGGTGAATTGTATTACAGCGTACAGAACAAATCACTTGTCGATCAAGCAATGACTATGACGTTCACCTATTTACCAACGGAGATTTAAGCATGGCTAACAGTATTTTTGGTGCGTTAATGAGTAACGCCAGCGATGCAGCGTTTCGGTCGTGGGGCAGCATTTTATCTGCACAAATCGGATCAATCCTAACCCGCGTCCCGCAGACAGGTGACATCAACTGGTCTACCGTAACCGTGCCTGCAACATCTCAGTTCGCGGGCGGTGAGGTTTATCGCTTTAATGATTCGCTGCAAGCAACTGCCCCAATTTTCATCAAAATCGAGTACGGCACAGGTACCGGTGCAACAGCCTCTAGCCTGCGTATCACGGTCGGCAAGTCAGCAGACGGCGCGGGCAATATTGGCGGCGTTCTTTTGGCTCAAACTGCTGTGATTAGCTTTAGTGGTGCGTCAACAGCACTCAGCAACTGCTATATCAGTGGTGGCAGCAGTTGGTTTGCGCTCTCACTCGATCCGATTAGTCCTTCGACAACTACAGGCGGGCTGTTTTATATCGAGCGGTCAGTTAATAACGGCGGTGTGCCAACAGGCGATGCGTTGCTGGTCGGCTGGCAAACAAACCAGAGTAGCGGTCAAAATCACAGATTTATAGACTATCCAAATGCAACAGCGGAATCTATAACCGGCGGGATTATCGCTATGCCACTTGTGCTATCTACTGACCGCAGCATTGCAAACGGCACAACGGCTCCAATTTTTCCTGCGGCGTGTATCAGTCCGTCTGGTGTATTTTGGCGACCACGAGTCATCTTAGGCACAGCGCGGCAAAACGCAGGGCTAGGGGAAATCATCAACGGGTTGCTGGACGGCAATAGCTATCTAAGTTTGGGTGTTGGTGCGCAGCGTTCAGATCAGCGTGGCGGTAGTTTTGCGACTACCCTGATTCGGTGGGACTAAGTTATGGACTATAGCTATTTCGATTTATACGATCTTGACCCGTTCGCATACACCTACGCATACAGTATGTTTGATGACATCGTGTCAGTAGCAAATAACGTTCCGCCATTCGGTCAGATCTGGCCGCGCTGATGCTTAATCTTATCCCCGCCAAAATCCTGAGCTATGACGCTGACCAGCGCACAGCTCAAGTGCAAATCGACGGCCTGACAGATGGTGCTGAGGACGGCCTAACCGCCACGTTTGCCTATCCAGTCGGTCATGATGACCGCGACACTGAAATTCAGGTATTGGCGGGGGCTGAGGTCTATGTGTTTTTTGCCGGTGGTCAGCTTGACTCGCCTGTGATTGCATTTTATCGCAGTCACGGTGAGGGTGCAGTGGTCGATACACGGCGGATCAGGCAAAAGAACATCAAGATACTGGCCAGTAATAGCATCTCAATTGAGGCCATCGCAACAAAAGTAAGGGGTGTGATGAGTGTCACAAGCAATCTATCGGTAGGCACTGGAGCAACAGGGTCATTCGTTAGTGTGTCTGGGGAAATTGTCACGGTTGTAGACGGTATTATCACCAACATTTATTGAGGTTCGTATGAACAATCCTGTAAATCTTGAATTTATTCAGGGCATAAAAGCTGAGATTGAAGGCGCGGCTGATTGCGATGCACTGCAAGAGGCGGCGGCAAAGGCGATTGCCCTGATTCAGTCTCAGATTGATGATGCAACGGACAAGCTGGCGGAATTTAGTCCGTATCTTGAACTGCTGACACTGCCAACTGATCCGCTAAAAGTGCTGGGGTACCTTAAAAAGTTAGTGGATACGCTGATCGAACCGATCATTAAACCTGTTTTGGGCTATCAGTTGCAGATTGCCGCCTATGTCACGGCATTAACAGACATTGTTGCTGCAATTGAAGAAAAGGCGTCTTCATTTTCGTCATGTGCGGTGCCGACACCTGTTATTCCGCCTATTGTTCCACCTGTTGAGCCGCCTATCTAGGCAACGGAACCACGGCGTTTGACCGCCAATTGAGCCGACACAATAGGCCAGACTCGCATAGTTCTGGCCTTTTTTATGTTCAAAAATCTCGGTGATCGTTTAGCATCAATCATGCTGTCAGATCGCGCACATGCGCAGGCCAACAACGCGGCCAGTATCAATGACGTTAACCCTATTTATGAGTCATTAGAGCCGTTTGCCCTTGGCACATACGAAACCAAAGAAACTAAGCGGCGACATCGCAAAGATATTTACACACAATGGCAACGTATGGGGGCTGATCCATCGGTTGCTGAGGCGTTATCGCTGCATGTGACGGCAGCACTGGGTGGACACGAATCACGCGGCGACGTGGTGTTTATGACGCCTGTTGAACGGATCAGGGGCAAAGGTAAGCGGGCAGAGGAATTACGCGCCAAGGTCAACCGACGCAGTAAGTTTTTAGAGCCGATCATTAACCAAATCGTTTTTAAGCTGGCACGCGATGCCGTGACCTATGGTGATGCGTATGTGCGGGTGTATGGCCAGGATAAAGTCGGGATTGTCGATGCAATCTGCAATGAGTACACGTTCCCGCCACTGATTCAGGCGTTTGAGCAAGGCGGGCGCACAATTGGCTACCATGCGCTTGAGGCGAAGGACTGGGAACGGGTTGTCACCAAGTTAAACCGGATTCAGCTTTTGCGCATGAAGATGCCGCGTGTTACCCATGTGCCACAACTGGAAACTGTGGCCGGTCTGGTCAGAGCGCGGGTGTTGCACGAAGATATTCAGAGTAATTTGCCGATTGTGCCGTCACCAGTGGGCGGGTCATTTCTATTTGAAATCGAAGAACCTTGGAAAAATGTTCACTTGACACTGGCAGGGCTGAACAGTCAGCAGATTGCTGATGCTGTGAAGCAGATGTTTTTGTCTGTCGATATGTCTGGTATGCCGCCGGATGCCCGTAGAAAGTATAAGCAAGGTCTACAGTCGGTCATCAAAAGCCATGAGGATTATGTGCGCAAGGCGTTAAGTGGTGGTGATCCAGTTTGGGCGACCAACTGGCATGTGTTGCCGTCATGGGGTGAGAAGCAGGTTTTAAATCCGGTCGGTGACATTGCTGGACAACGTACTGCACCGATCAACACCGAATACTTGATGCTGAATATTCGCCGGATGATGGGTGGCCTTGGGTCTGATCCCTCGATGGTCGGTTGGGCTGATATGTTGGCCGGTGGGCTGGGTGATGGTGCGGCGTTTCATACGTCGGCGCAGATCATGCGTCGGTCGATTATGATCAGGCAGTCCCTGTCGCAGATGCTGAATCAATTGGCGGATTTGGATTGGGGGTATGCTTATGGCGAGACCTTTAGCCCGGCAGATCGGCCTTGGCATTTTGAGTTTTATAGTGATCAATCGGCGGCGGCATCTGAGGTTATTGCCAATAAGCAGAACCGTATGAATAGCCTTGCACTTACCGCGCAAGCGATTGCGACCGTCAAAGAGTTGAATTTGGACAAAGAAGTTAATCAGATGTTGCTTGAGGATATCGGCGGGTTTGACGTTGAGAAGGCGGAAAAAATCGCTATTGCGCTGGAAAACGCCCCGCCGCCTGATGGTAGTGGTCAAGGCTTGCCAGATGAAGCGCAAGTGCCAGAATTGCCAGAAGCCGGTGATGATGAGGATGATGTGTGATGGCTGAAACACAGCGACTATCAAAAATCACGATCAAAGCCAGCGACTCTGCTGGTTATTGGGCGGGCATGACGGCTCAGAACCTAAAAAACCTGTATCGGCAGCTTTACTCACTTGGCACACTTTCGCAGGCTCATTATATCGTTGAGTTAAACCCATACGATCCGACTGGGCCATTATCTAAGGTTGAATTATTTGACAGGGTTCCTTTGCGTAGAGATGATCTTGATTTGGTTGGCGTGCTGCTTCCGTGGCTTGCTACAAGCTGTAGCTTGAGTGTGTTGGATGCACAATCTGATAGCGTGCAGGCGGGTCACTATCAGCAAAATTTTATTACTGGCAATAGCTCAAATGAGGTTCAAGTCACGTTTTTGGAAACCAAGGGGGCGGCTATTCTAAACGCGGCTAGGCAGATTAAGGAGATTATGTTTGCGCCGGACGGCACGCAAGGACTACCGGCTGAATATATGATGCGCCTGAAAATCTCTCTTTTCCCGCGTAACAACCGTAGCAATCCCGTGTTTTCTGAGGAATGGCTTGTCGCATTGCAAGCAGCCAGTGTGGACTTGGCCGCTCAGAACAAAGACGCACTTGAGGTGCCTTTGACGTTTCTGAAAATGTATCCAATGCTTTGAGACAGCACCACCGGAACCGCTCATAAAACCCAACTCAAACCAGCCCACACTATCCCCATAAATTCGCACACTGGGGAAAATCCGTGTCTAGCAAGAGCATTTTTCAGCAAACCCATGCACCACGAACCAGCCGCCTTGTGCCAATGTTCGATGGTGCAACGACCTCGGTACACTCAAACCTCGCAATCGGGCGTGTATGCGGTGATCATCGTGAAATCATGGCCGTGGTATCGCCCACAGCTACAGACGATGACGTGTGGCGCGTGGTGAATCTTAAATCGAAGGGTAGTGATACCGATCAATTCGACTCTATCGCGGTACTGGGTGCGATTGATGACGATCAGGCGGTAGAGTGGGCATTCAATCAGCGCGGACGGTTTTTGCTGGACAGTATCGTGCTATCAGTTGGTGAGACCAACACACCCGGCTTAAAGCGTTATCTCGACTCTGAGCGACTGAATTATCGTGCAAACAGCCAAATCCATTTAAACCAGTTGTCGAAGTTGCAGGATATGACCACTGGCCAACCTGTAATGTGGGATGGGGTCAATCTCAAGTCACACAGCAACAGTTCAGCGGTGCTATTGGTCGATCTGGTTAAGCACGATGACAACAGCCAGTTGTTTGATGCAATCAAAGCCGATGACATGCCCGCCTTGCTTGAGCTATTGGGTGCTGAGGCAATGGGTTACGATGCCCTGATTGTCGAAAGCCGCAAGCTAGACACGCTGATGCAGCGGTTAGGCACTGCAATGTCCAAGGCCACAGAAGCAGGCGTTACTGTGACGAATGTACGGCAATCTGAGCCGTTCAAGCGCAATAAAGTCACGCAGGTGGCCGCGATTTTTGAAATGTCCGATGGTCAGTCGGTATCTATCGTTTTCCACAATCCAGACAGCACGCCATCTAAGCTGTTGCCGTCTGATACGCTGATCAGTTGGAAGTTTTTGTTAAATTCCCGCGATATTTCGGCGGCGGTGCAACCGAACCAAGGTGAAGATGTCCAGTTGCCCGTTTTGGCTACCCGCGTCATGAAGCTGGTCAACCAGAACAGCGCACGTTTTGCGCGTACCAATGCGAAAAAGGCCGAAAACGTGGCGGCGTTGGATGAGGCCAAGGCACGGATCGAAACCAAGTCACAGACTGTGGCGGCGTTGGATGCTGAAATTGCGCAGTTGCAGGCTGAATTAGATAAGCCGGTGGCCGTTGCGCCAACCACGCCTAAAACCACAGGTAGTGAATTAACCGACGCTCAAAAGGTTGTTTTGATTGTAACAGCAGGCTATAAGCCAGCTTTTAGATTGGAAACAGCGCAAAGACACACACGCGGCGGTATCTCTGGCACAGGTGGTATTACCGAGTATCAGTATAATCAGGCCGTGCAGGAGTTGAACGAAAATGGGCGGTATCTAAAAAGATCGGCAATAACCGATGCTGGTCGTAAGATTGTCGCTGAAATGGAAGGCCATTCTTCTACTGATAAATTGGAATTTTTTACACCTGCATTTGCCAGTGCGGATGTCGTAGAGCCTGAGCCTGAACAATCTGACCTCAAGTGGGTGCGAGATGAGTTTGACAAGCAAAAATATAACTTAATCTCAGAAAATGGAGATAAGGTTCAATCGGTATGGAAGTCTGGCAGCAAGTGGGCAATGCTAACTGGTCAGACTTTTCAAACCAGAGACGAGGCGTTAGCCGCTGGGATGGAGCAGGCGTTATGGGCTCGGAATCTGGATAACAAACCAGAGCCAACACCCGCCGTAGAGCCTGAATCACTGTACAAATACATGCGCGAATCATTTGATAAGCTGGTTTCTTATGGCTGGAAAGTCGTGGCGAAAAATAGGCTTGAAAAAGAATACGGAGCGAAGGTTTCAACAAGTGGCGCCATTATATCAAAGACCACTACGATCTTGACTATTTCCGATGATTCGGTCGTGGCTAGTCTTGGTGGTTCTAATTCAAGCCCGAGGGACAATACCGCTGTTAAACTGGATTTTTACGAAATAAGCAATCCGCAAGATATGGTTAATGAGGGCACCAGATCAATGCGCGTGGCTGCGGAAGATTTAGTGTTTAAAAATCGTTTGTATAATGGTTTTGGTGGCATCCATGATGATTTGCCATCTTTGAATCCAAGCGATAAGCCTTTTATGATTTCAGACGGGTCTGGCACTAAGAAGTTTTATGCAACAAAAGCCTCTGCTGTAAAAGCCCTGTCAGCTATGGGGCTGGATGCAGACGGGTTGCCTAAAAAGGCGAGTGAGCCAGAGCCGTCACCAACTGTAAAACCAGCCCCTACACCCGCCGTAGAGCCTGAGCCAACACCAGAGGTCAAGCCTGATCCAACTGCGGCTATGCGAGCAGGAAAGATGCAGGCACACTTGAATCAGTCAATTCAAACAACAGATGGAAAAGTGACGACTATTGGCAAGCTGATTGATTTAAGAATTTCACAAGGCGGTCGGCCTGTTGAGAAATCAAAGCGTGATAGCGCCGCAGAAAAACGCCTTATGACTGAATTTGAGGCACTGGCGCGTAACGCACCAATCGGCAATCGCAATCATCCAGATACAATCCGGTTGAACGAACTAAAAGCCATGAAAAAAGACCCGTCCAAGTTTAAGTATGGCGAGTTTGTGGTAACGGTTCCAAGTTATTTCCTAGAAGGCAAAGATGGTGAGCCAAGTATGGTTTTAACCAAAACTGGTTTTGAATACGCACAATCGGTTGTTGCCAACATGCCAGACCCCGCACCAACACCAGAGGAGCCGACCGTGACAGCAACCAATCCCGATGCTGAGTTTTTCCAGTCAATTATTAGCGGCACTGTCGATCCGCTGACCGTCGATATGGACTATGTGATTGAATTGGCTGAAAAGCATGAAAATGATCCTGAAATGGGCGCGTTGCTTGAGGATGCCCTAGAAGCGATTAACAAGGCCGAACAAGCCGCAAGCCAAGGCATTTAAGGAGATCGGCCATGTTGAAAGGTTTAGAAAAAGCAAAGGCTATCCGCGAGTTTCGTAGCTTGCGCGAGTCAATTGATGCTGGTGGGCTAAAAGGACTTGAAAAAGCCCGTAGCCTAAAACGCCTGCGTGAACTGCGGGTGTTATTAGGTGGTGATGGTACTGTTGATCCTGTCGTGCCGCCGATTGCACCAGAGCCACAACCCGAACCAGCAACCAATCCCCTCTACCAATCCGTCCTAGACGGTGCGGCGGTCACGATTGATCTGGTTAAACAGGTACGCGCCGAAGGCCAAAAAGACCCTGATCATCCGCAATTACGCCCCGCCGTGCGTGTAATTCATAGCGCAACCAAGGCGATGGCCGCATAACGGAACCTGACCAAAAAAGCCGTCTTATATCCAACAAAATAGCCCCAATCGTGGGCTATTTTGGTTTTTGGTGATGGATATTCAGGCGGTAACAGATGCAGACATTCAGGCTGACCCGTTGGCGGTGCTGGAATAGTGTGTGGAATTTATGCAGTCAAACACTGCGTCAACACGCCTAAACAGTGAAAATCAAAAACCAACACTAGAAAAATTCATTAAAAAAACCATTGTGGCGACTGAAAAAACTAGGTATTATCGGCGTTTTTATGTCGGCCTAAAGTCGAATGAGTCGTTTGTAGATGCCAGAAACGACCTTAAAGAGCTTCTCAAACAGGGCTATGCCAGTAGGTCAACAAGTAACGAGAAATGGATTCATAGTCGCCTGCGGGACTATTCACTGGCAGAGTTTAGCACTGATAAATGGTACCCACCAAAGACTGAGCGCGAGGCAAAAGAAATGGCATATGCGGCTTTTTACGAAGGTAAAGATGTTGGCAGTGCCTTGGTTTTTCAGAAAAAACCCAATCTAACAGCGTTTGATTCGGCCTTAGACGGCTTCGACTCTATCGGCAGCGAACTTGACGCTATCACCGACCAAGATATTGATTCCGACCCGTTGGCGGTGCTGGACTTGTGTATTGAAGTGTTGGAGGAATCTACGGACGCAATCACGCCCACAGGCCGTACAAACCCCGTCAAAACCGCAAAAGGTACAAAGATCGGTACGCAATTTGCCGTAGTCGAAGTAGAAAAGCTGATCACCTCACATGATTCAGCAGGCAACGAAAATCCAGCCTTTCCGCAAGAGCTGCAACCGCGTGACCGAAGCCGCGACGCATCGAGAGCATGGGTAGCCAAGGTCGCTAACTCACTGGACAATGACAGCCTAGGCCGCACCAGCCGCGCCGACAGTGGCGCACCGATTGTAGGGCGTGACGGCATTGTGGAGTCTGGCAACGGCCGGACAATGGCTATCCGCATGGCCTATGACCAAGGCACAGCCGATGAGTACCGCCAATTTTTGATTGATGAAGCCGATTATTTTGGCATTGATCCCGATCAGGTTGAAGGCATGGAACGCCCTGTACTGGTACGGGTACGCACTACAGACATAGACCGGCGGGTATTCACGGTCGAAGCCAACCAAGACGACAAACTAGCCTTGAGTGCTACGGAACGCGCCCGTAGTGATGCCAAGCGATTGGATGATAAGTTACTGGCGATATTTGCGCCGGGTGAGGATGGCGACCTAAATACAGCGGCAAACCAGCGATTCATTCAGGGTTTTTTGAAGTCAATTGGCGACAATGAAGCCGCTCAATACATGACTACCGATGGCAAGCCAACCAAGGGGCTGATTGATCGGATTCAAGCTGCGATATTCAGCAAGGCGTACAACGATGATCGCTTGCTTGAGATGATGGCCGACCAGACCAAAACCGAAATTAAGAACGTGATCAGTGCGCTTAATTCAGCAGCACCCAAATTTATCGAATCACAAGCCTATTCACGGCTTGGCACAGATGCGGTATCTGAGCAGGTGGTAGACGGTATTGAGCAGTCGCTTGACCAGCGGGTTATTGATGCTGTCATCGAAGCGACCAACACCCTGTTGGCAGCCAAGGCGAAAAATCAAGATATTACCGAATATGTGACACAAGGCGGACTGTTTGAAGGCATAGACGAAGGCGTGGCAGCGTTGGCCGTGTTCTTGTCACAGAACGCCCGAAATCCAAAACGAATTGGCATTGCATTCAAAGCGATGGCCGAATTTGTCAAAACGGATGCAATTGATCAGACCAATGTCGGTCTGTTTGGTGATCCTGTACCGCCAAGTATGGTTGATGTGGTGGCAGCGGCAAACCGTGAGATTCAGCGTATTTATGGCGATGATGACGATAAGACGATTGGCTTGTTTGATGATCCCGTTGAACCAGAACCAGTGACTGAAACCAAGATAGTCACGGTTAAAGTTCCTATTTCAGTGAATTTGATCAATGAAGCTACAAGTGCCGCTTGGTCAGGATTGGAAAAACTGAATGATGACGCATTCTTGAAGGTTTGGAAAAATCTCAAAGCAGCCGATTACATGCGAAGAAGGTCAATTCGACCAACTGGCGAAAGAAAATCCAATCAACATATATTGAATCAGGCTGCTAGTGGTGACGTGCAAAAGATGGTGGATTCTGAAGTTGCAAAGCGCGGGTTTGAAAAAAAATATACCCTGTTTATTGAGCAAAAGGATGTTAATGGTTTCGACTCATACCTAGCCGATGGCCGCTATGACCATATCCACCTCGATGACCTACAAATGCACCCCTACGCCAATGCCGCCAAGGAACGGCAACCGACCGCCAAAACCCCGCTACTGGTGCAGAAAAACCGCCGTGGTGACTTGTACCTGATTGCCGGTGTGAAGCGGTACGAAATGGCCTTAGATGATGATCTGGAGTACCTGCCAGCCGTTATCCTGCCGGTAGTCGAGGGTTACGGTGATCCAGTCATCAAGCGCGTGCTGAATGCCTATACAGGCTCAATCGACCCACTGGCATTGATGGCTGCTATCGAAGATGCAGTGACTGAGCGGGCGGGCAAAAAAGCGATGTTTGACGGTCTAGGTGGTGACATCAGCACCATTACTGACTTGGATATTCAAAACGACCCGCTGGGCGTTTTAGAAGCGTGCTTGGCTGCGCTTGAAAACCCGACCGGCTTTGATGTGAACAATCCGGCAACGATTTTGCGTTATGTAAACAAGATTGCTGATCAATTGGCCACCGCGTCGGATGCTCAAAAGGCCATCAGTCTCGACTATATTGATGAGCTGCGATTCTTGATGAGCAACACTGAATATGACCGCGAGGAGTTGCGCAAAATTGTTAGAAAACTGACTGAGACTGTGCTGGTTGAGGCCAGCACCAACACTCAGAAACTTCTCATGGATGAGTACATGGAGGGTGGCGGCACGCTGGTTTACGACCTTGAGCTTTATAAGTCAACGGAAACCTATCAACGGGCTATGAAGGAGTCTATCTCGCACAGGAACGCCCAAATATATGAGGCTTGGGATATTCACCTGACAGAAACCAGAGAGCTATGGAAGCAACTCAATGACAAGTCAATAGACCCGATGACCAGTGATGAGCAATTGAACGAACTCAAAAAAGCATATGATGAAAAAAGCATGCTGAGATGGGAGGAGTTTTCCGCCGCCCGTGTAGATGCTTGGCGGCCTGAAAAAGACCGAATAGAGGCCGAAATGAAGGGCAAGGGACAGCAGCTCATTAACGACGTTTTAAGTGCATCAAAAGTTAGCACAGATGCAGCAACGCAATGGGCGGCGCAGCAAATCATTACCACAGCCGCTGAAAAGCAACTGGTCAAAATGGGTTATGCCGTTGATCAAGTGCGCAAAGACCTTGCTGAGTTCTACCAAGTGACCAATGGGGCAATTTCGCATATTGGTATAGATTATTCCGGCAAAAAAGACAGGGCTTACACGATTAACAGTACCAATAAGGTCGCAGACAAGTGGATGTATATTGGCAGTCGTTTTGACAAAAGAGTGCTGTTTCACGAAGCTGGACATCATATTGAGTCTGACAAAGCGGCCTTGGCTGCCTCGACGTATTTTTTGAAGTTTAAGCGTGGTAACGATGATAAGTTATATAAATTAAAAGACCTTATGCCGGGTTCAGAGTACAAATCGTCAGAAGTTGCGTACAAAGGAGGGTTTTTTAGCGCCTATGTTGGAAAATACTACGAACACGGTTCAACTGAGGTTTGGAGTATGGGGGTTGAATCGCTATACGATCCTGTTGTATTGGCCGAACGTGCCGCCGTTGATCCGCAGATGTTTGCCATGATTATGGGCGGTATCAAGTTGCCTAAAAACCCTCTGGTCGAGGTGTCAGATGCGATATTTTCGGAGCAAATGAATCAACAAGGTGCCAAAAAAGAAGATGCTGAAAAATTACGCGAAGATGCAATCAAAAAGATTGTTAGCCTAGTTACGTTCGACAAAACCCCTGTGCCAAATGTGGAGCAAGCCCTATTTGACTACAACCCAAAATATCACGCAGGCTCTACTTTTCACGGAAGGCATAATGACTGGTATGTTTTCGCGGTTCAGTCAGTAATGAACCCTAGAACAAACAGGCGCGGAAAGGGGTATGTTTGTCTGGAGTACAAAAAACGTAATGAGTATTTCGTTCCTGAAATACTTACAGTTAAAGCTGCTGGTAAATTAGACGCAGATGAGATTAAGCTGTATGTGGCGGCTTTATCTGTTTCCGAACCTATTTCAGCAAGGCGGGTGGTAATGGGGCGGCTTTCAGATGAAAGGGTGCAAGAAATTTTGTCGAAACTAACAGGTGGCAGTAATGAATGATGATGACGTATATCTTGTAATTACGCCTTTCGGCGGCGTAAAAGCATACTTCGATGAAGATAGCACTGGGGTGCGCTTAGAGGGTGCGCCTGATGGTATCGCGCACATCGAGGATGTCTTGCGTCGAGTGTCTGGCGAGGATGGCCGCACGCTATCTGTAGATTCATGTGAGCCACTGGAATTTGTGCGGTACTGTCAGCCTGACTGGAGCGGTATTAAGATCATGCCGCCGTTTGAGATTGCACTTGAGTTGCAACGCGAGGAAATGGAGCTACAGAGCCAAACGGAACCAGCCCAAATCTGACCAATCAGCACCCACAAAATAGCCCTTAATCTAGGGCTATTTTTATTGGTGCGGCATGTCTGATCTACAGAGCGCAATTGCAGGGCTTAACACGGTTGATATTGAAGGTGATCCAATTGACGCGCTAGATGCGTGTTTGATGGTGTTGGAGCTGCTGGAAAAGCCAGAAACCGTACCAGACATCCAAACAGTCACACCAAAATACGAATTTACCGAAAAAGTCACGCCCGCCGCCCGCCAACGCGCCAATAACGAAGCAATCGCCATTCTAAGATCGTTTCAAGGTGGTGAAATCGACCGCTTGACGGATGACCAAAAGGCCAAGCTATCACGCTATACCGGCACAGGTGGAAATCTGGTCGGTGAAGATGGCTTGAAGGGTAGTGCATACGAATACTACACCCCGCTACCTGTTGCCCAATCCATGTGGGATTTGTTGAAAGAACAGGGCTTCGCAGGTGGTAGCGTACTTGATCCAAGTTCGGGTACTGGTATTTTTGCTGCAAGCGCACCAGACGGCATTTTGATGCAAAGCGTAGAGCTATCTGACATTTCCGGCAATATTAACAAGCTGGTCAATGGCAGCGATAAGCACGCTGTCACCGTGTCCCCATTTGAAGCTGTAGCAGCCAGTACACAAGATGAAATCTATGATGCAGTCGTTACCAATGTGCCATTTGGTACTAACGCTGATCGTGGTGCCAACAAAGTGCTGGATACCAAATACCAAAAAGACACGCTGGAGGAGTATTTCATCAAGCGGTCGCTGGACAAGTTGCGTCCAAATGGTTTTGCGGCGTTTATCGTGCCTACCAAGGTTTTGGACAATGCCACCTTCAAAAAGTTTAGACAGGCTATTTTGCTGCGGGCTGATCTGGTTGGTGCATATCGACTGCCCAATAAGGTGTTTGATGCAACCGGCGCGGACGTGACTACCGATATTATCGTTCTGAAAAAATTCAGCGGTGAAGTGTCCGAAAAAATCGCCAATCTTTATGAAAATGGCGGATTGTCAACGCTGCAAGATGCGCGGGTACTCGATGCCGATATTGTTGGCGGTCGCTATTTCAAGACCTACGGCAAGCAGTTTGTACTTGGTGAAACGGTCAAGGCCAAGGGGCAATTTGGCGAGGTTGAAAAAGTCGTTAATGACGATTCCCTACCCAACATCTTAAAGCTGATCAAGCGTTTTCCCGATTCCCGCATTGATTATGAGCTGCTACAGGTAACGCCTGAAAAAGATGAGGTCATGTTCAACGATGGCGATATTCGACTGGTCGATGGTGCGACGTTTGAACGCAAAAATGGCACATGGGTACAGGTATTTGATTCGGTAACGGTTGAGCCTGATTTTGCCAAGTTTAAAACCGCCTACGCCATGCTTGAAGGCGGTGTTACAGCAGAGGACTTGAACCAGTATTTTGGTTTTATTCGTGCCAGGGGGCAACGCGCACCAGTATGGATAAACGAGCTCAAGACCGAAATTGACAAAAAGCCAAAAAACCTAGGTTTTTGGCTGTGCATGCTGTCCGTGGTTGATGCGCTCAAAACCAAAAACACGATGGCTTATTCAGAAAAATACCCGGCACTGACAACGCAAATGATCGGCTACGCTCAAGACCTACTGAGCGGCAAGGTCAAGACCGACAATTCGGCCTATAAGCGCACGCTGGTGACGGCTGGTATCGCCTTTGATGGCAACATGCCCGATAGCATTTCTCAGTATTGGCGCGGCATGGATGACCAAGACATTGGTGACATCCAACTGAGTAAGCACGCTGCGTATGAGAACGCCATTTATCGCGGCATTGCACAGAACTGGCAGGTCGATGTATCCGTTATTCAAGCGGAAAATCCAGACTTCGACCCAATGGCAGACGATGACTACTGTATCAATGAGGATGGCACCAAGGTCACATTGAAGCGGGACTACTACGTTGGCAACTACGGCGATTTTCTGCAAAAAATTGATGCTCAGATTCAGGCGGCAGCCGATCCGTTGATCAAAGAAAAATTGATCCATCAAAAACTCAATGCCGCCAAGATGATCAAGCCGATTGACGTATCCAAAATGCAATACGGCTTAATGTCAACGGTCATTCCAATGGACATGAAGTATCGCTATTTCTCAGAATTTGTTGAGGATAAGGTGGTTCTTGATGCCGATGATCGTCTGGTGATAGATGAGAAGCTAGATAGCGTTTATGACCTGATCAAGTACCGTCTGCGTAACAGTCCGGCGATGCAAACTGGCAAGATGGATGAGTCCATCAAAGCATTGCGCTATTTCATGCTGAATCGGGTATTTAACTCAATCAACAACAACCAGCGGCTGTCGATTAAAGCCGGTGACGATGTAAAGTCAGCCGACAAAGCACAGCTATTGAAGATGCTGGTCAGCTATTACAGTGACTTGAACACCAGTTTTGATGCTTGGCTCAAATCTAATCAGGAGTACATGGATGCGCTAGACCGTCAGTTTAACGCACCAGAAAACAAGACCTTTCCAATCCAGTTGGATGAGTCGCCTATCGACATCGAGGGATTCCAGCCGAAAAAAGAAGGTTTTGTGTCGCTCAATGGCTACCAAAACTCAGAAATTCGCCGGTTGTCCCGTAAATTCAGCGGCATTTGCGGCTTTGACGTTGGTCTAGGCAAAACCCTTACCGCCTTGGCAGCGGTGCAGAATATGCACAACATTGGCGTGAAAAAACGCACGTTTTTTATTGTCCCAAGCCACACAATCAGTAAGTGGTATGGCGATATGAAGATGGCCTATGACAACGTGGATGATGTATTGGTCATTGGTAGCAACCAAGGGCAACAGAGTGCTGTTGACTCAAAATACAATGCCGTTGACTTTGCCCTGTTGACCAAACCAGCAGGCAAGCAATATCGCAAAATCTTGATGACGGTGGATGCCTTCAACATGATTCCATTGCGAGAAAAGACAATTGCTGATCATTTCAATCAGGTTGAGAAGGGCGATTGGGCGGATTCTGACAAAAAGCGTGACTTTGAAAAACTAGAAGGCACACTGACAACCCGCACCAAAAAGATCAACAAATACGAAGGCAAGCTGGCCTATTTTGAAGATATGGCGGTGGATTCGCTGGTATTCGACGAAGCCCAACTGTTTAAAAACGGCAAAGCTGGTGGTGGTCAGTTTGATCGAATTAAGGGCCTATCACTTTTATCAGAAAACACGCTGTCAGCGCGTGCTGTGAGTGCTGCAATCAAGTCTTGGTATGTGCGCGGCCAAAGCGGTGAGATGCAGGACGGCGTATTGCTGTTGACTGCCACACCGTTTACCAACTCACCCGTCGAGATTTTGACCATGCTGTCACTGTCGGTAGGTGACGATCAGGCCATGAAGCAGCTTGGTGGTGCATCTATCAAGAATGTTGATGATTTTCTCAGTACGTTTGCCAGTGTTGAACCGCTGGAGCAGACCAATATTGTTGGTGATGACGTGTCGGTTGATACGTTTGTCGGCTTTGCGAATGCTCAACTGCTTAAAGATGCAATTCATGCCGTGGCCAACATCAAAACCGCCAAAGATGGGGGCTTGAAAATCCCCGATGAGGAAACTGAAAACGTCGAGATTGATCTGTCCGCATCCGACAAGGAAACCCTTAGCCAGATGAAGGCCGCCTATGGCATGGCTAAACAGGCAATCAAGGGCGGCGCGATTATGGCCGATGAAAGCCAGATGGCTTGGTATAACGACTTCAAAGCCATGACAGGTGAATCAGATGAGCTTTTGGCGCACCCGTTTAATCTGATCGGCAAAATGTCCGATGTGATCTTGGCAGGCTCAGAAATGGGCTTGATGCGTATCGTTCCGATTGATTTTAACCCCGACCAGTTGGAGCTGGCGCAGTCTATTGCCGATGAGTTCAATAAAAAAGATGTCACGATCAAGACAGAGCGGCGGTATCCGTCCGTAGATGACGATCTGATGACCGTGAAGATGGTTGCCGACGCAGATGGTGAGCAATCTCCACAGTACACGGTGAAATGCCGCGTAACGCTTGACGATCAACGCTCGCGCCTGATCTTGAATGTTGATGATGCTGGTGTGGTGGCGCAGCTTATGGCGGCCATAGACAAGGGCAAGCTAACCGTTCAGCCCAAGCTATCCAGCAAAGTACAAGCGATGGTCGAAAACTTTAAGGCGGAAATGACAACGCCACGGCATGAGGGCCACGCCAAACAGCTTATTTTCTGCGACAACTTGGCTATGCAACATCTGATCAAGCGGGCGTTAATCGCTTACTGCGGTGTTGCACCAAGCAAGATTGCCATTATCAACGCTCAGACCTTGCCAGACGGCAGCAAAGGCAGCCCCGACACAGAACACATGCAGGAGGTTCAAGACAAGTTTGCCGATAACATTTTCACGGTCGTGATTGCCAACAAAAAGGCCGAAACGGGTATCGACTTGCAAAAGGGTACGCAAGCGATTCACCACCTGACTACCGGCTGGACGCCTGACAGCATTCAACAGCGTAACGGTCGTGGTATTCGCCAAGGCAATAAGCAGGAAAAAGTGACGGTCTATCACTACAACGCAAACGGCACTTTTGATGAGTACAAACAACGCTTGATTGCTGGTAAATCAGACTGGATCGACCAGCTCATGCAGAATGGCGGCGAGATTACTGGCACGCTCAATGTTACCAAGGAGCTGACCCGTGAAGATTATGAGGATCTGATCAACGCGGACAGTCCAGAACAGATTGCCGCTTTGATGCAGGCTAAGGCTGATCGAGAGGAGTTGCAGCGCAAAACCGTGGTAGCAGCACGCACCAAGCTGCTGTACGACAACGTGATGAAGGCCAGAAATAGACCACGCCCGACTGTGTTGAGCGAAGTCTATAAAATCATGGATTCAGACGCTGGACGTATGGCAGAGCTGCTTAAAAAAGCTGGTAAATCTGTCAAGCCAGAGTTGACCCAAAAATATAATGACCAAGCGAGAATAATTGCTGCAAAGTACGAAGGATGGTTTGACGGCCATTTAACGGCGGACGGCGTGCTTTCTTCAATTGATTCGGCGTCACGGTTTAGTTCGCGTGGATCAAAAGTAGAAGGTCGGCATATCTACCGAGGTATTACTCCTTCAAAAGTAAATTATGATCAAATTGAGCCTTGGATTAAAGCCAATGCAGATATGATCAATGACGTGTTTAACCGTGCCAGAAACATCGTCAACACGGCTGAAAACATGACCGAATCGACTGCTAAGTCGTTCCTGAATTACAAGGATAATGATTTTAGCGATGACGAACGCCAAGCATTGCTTGATGGCAGTGCTGCTGTTGATTCAACTGGTCAGTTATGGGTGGACGGCGAATACTGCAAGATTTACGCAGTGCGCGATGGTGTTAAAACGCCGCTGTATGGCTTTGCTTCAATTGAGGAGGCAAATACTATCGGATATGTTGTCAACGTCAAGATTGATTTTAAATACGAAGTTGGTCAGATTTCTTCAAAATCGGAAGCCCAAAAAATTGAACCATCTGAGAAGTTGGCCGCCATTGAGTATATGGTTGGCTACGACTTGTATTTAATGGAAGATAATGAGGTTTACGACCTTGATTCGCGTTGGCTGTATTATTCAAAACACCTGCCAGAGATTCGCACAATTTTAGCTGATCGGATGACGGGTGCTGCTGCGGAATGGGGCGAGAAGCTGACCACGGTCAATTATTCGTCGCTGTATCACAAGCCAACGGATCGCATGTATTGGCGACCCAAGGGACTGCTACAAGACCTTGCCGAAGCACATCCCGATATTGCCAGTAAGTACAATTCTGTTTTTGAGATTGAGCCTGATAGCGAAAATGCTATTCGCACATCTTGCGCAATCAAAAACAAAAACATGAAGAACTATGAGATTTTGCGCAATGCCCCGCCTATGGGTGGTCACAGCAAGTTTTTTGCTGAGTATTTGGCTCCGTTTTTAGAAGCCAATTCGCTCAAAGTCACAATGAGTCTTGCAAGCTATGAGGCCGCCATTGCCCCCATGCAGACAATCACATCGGTATTTCAGCAAATGGAACTGATGGATGCTGAGGCTGCGAGTGGTACCAAGGCGATTACGGTCGAGGAAGCCATGCAGTTGCTGGAAAAAGCATTCAACTTTGCTGCACTGCTCGATGTTGTGTCAAACGTGAATGAAGTGTTTTTGTGGTGGCTTGCGTCTGAAAAAGGCGTAAAAACCAAGGCGCGTTTAAAGATCATGTCGGCTGACGGCACTGTCTCAGACGGTTTGGTCGAAACCGCCCGTAGTGTCGCTATCGTCAACAACAAAGGCACCAGCGTGATTGGCTTAAAGTCAACGGTGAATGGCAAAAGCGGCAACGTGCTGTTTGACAACAAACAGTCTCTAAAAAATACCAGCAGATATGCCTACTGGTCGGGACGGCAAGGCATGTGGATTATTGATCTTGCGTCATTTGAAAAGGTCAGTGAATTGTCGTGGTATGATCAAACCAAGATCAACATTGTAGAGGCGGTGTACTGATGATCAATTATTTAGTGCCAAATTTTCAGATTATTGAGCAGGCGAATGCGGTAAAAACCGCGCTCGCTGGTAAGGGCATTGCCGACGCTGATATGGTTGGTTTTATCGTTGGCAACTTCTATAAAAACGCCAGAGTGTTCACGGCCAAGAATCTTGATTTTTGGCTGGGCTTTGGTGGCTACCTGCCAGCGGTAGAATGGGTCATTGCCAAAGCAAAAGGCGAAACTGAGGATGAGTTTTACGCCCGTACTCAATACCCTAAAATGATTGTTGAGGCGTATAGCGTGCCAAACAATGACTTGGCCACGTTGGTTGCTGCTGATTTATACATGCAGGGTCATCGTACCAGTATGCCGCCCAATACAACCGTCTGGACATTGAACTTAAACGACGGACAGTTTATTGATTTGGCGCAATTTGATGCGCGTATTACTGGGCTGCCAGCCGCACAGCTCCTGTAAACGGAACCACAAGCCGACACCCTTCACCAGTCCGACAGAATAGCCCTATCAACCGATGGGGCTTTTTTTGTGGCCGTTCCTGAACCAGCCAATACACCACCTACCACCTTACCCGTGCAGCCCACGGCGCAATGGGGTGCGCTGACTTATTTAAAAATTGCCTACATCAGTTTGTGTGACAACCGAGGGGGCGATATTTCATCTTCACCAGTGGTCGAAGCGGTAATGACCGATGGTGACTTTACCGTCGAAAGCCAATACCAAACCCCATTTGAAAACAGCAACCCCGAAAACCGGCTACCAAACCTGTTGGGCATGACGCAATCCGGTGAAGCCGCCGCTGCGCTGGGGCGTATTTCAGAAAACATTGGCAGTGCTGCAAATGCTACCAACCCTGAAAAAGCCGCCGGACTTGCAGCAGCAGCAGCTCGCAAATTGGCAGAGGCCACAGGCGCCGATGTGCTAGGCCGTGCCATTGGCAGTGCGTTTGAAAGCCTACAGGGTAAAACCAACTTAACCAAAATCAACAGCACGCAGGTCTTTGTATCGACTGGTTCGGTTCGTATGTCCGTAACGCTGTTTTTCATGGCGTTAAAAGACGCAAAGACCGAAGTCGAAGATCAGATCAATCTGCTGCAACAGTGGGCATTGCCACAAGAACTGTCAGGAACTGGATTGCTTGAAAGCATTTCATCCGATGGATTGGCCGGACTTTTTCCATCCACCGTGCCGCCATTTGTCAATCTGGTCTACAGCGGCAAAAGCTACAAGCCATTTTTAATTGAGTCGGTCAGTGTGCCAATCACGGGGCCAATTGATAAAAACGGCAACCGTCTTTCAGCGACCGTCACCCTATCCCTGATCAGTCGCCAAGCATGGGACAAAAACAGCGTCGCAGCACTCTATGCAGGGGGCAAGTCCAGCAATGCAAATTAAGCCTATCCACGTCGGAAACAATCAATATCAGCTCATCGAGCTGACGTTTCACGATGCAATCAAGATCAGCCGCATACCAGAGCAGCACAACGAACAACGCATTACCGCGTTTTTGTGTGCCGTTTTGCGCAATGACACGCTACCGCTACAGATGACCGTGCAAGAGCGGTACTACCTGCTGATGCACTACCTCGATACGCAAACAGATACCGTGATCAGCAACAAACGCCCATACAAAAACTACATGCTGGCCAATCAACAGCCTTTCAAAACACAAGCTGAATTTGGCAACGCTACATGCCGCCAACTGACTGGCCGTGATGCCCAGATCCTTGAATCCGTGTGTACCGAAATTGGCGACTGGTTTGTCGGTGCAATGGCATTGCAGCTTAATAGCCCAGACGTGCCAAACCTGCCGCCATTACCCGCCGCCGACTGCACCGATGACGTACTGATTGAATCGCTCAAAGCACGCGCCGAAGTGATTAAAACCCTGCCACAGAGCCAGTTCAACCTGTTTTATGGCGCATACGCGCACCTACAGGATGAAATGGCCACGCTATGCCGCCTGAGCTTCGATGACGACGGCTTTACGGTGCTAGGGGGTACAGATGATGCACCCGCCCGATTTCGCCCCGCTGCCGCCCTTACTGGACTCGCATATCAACTGGACAGATATTCTGCTGCAAAAGGTTGGCCGGTTGGCGGAGGACACGCCGATGATGTTTGACGCCGCAATGCAACAGCCGTTGTCGTTTGAGTCCATGTACTACCGATCAGCAGCATGGCGAGACCGCAAGGCGCAAAAAGAATCCGAACGGCAACTTATGGTCGGGATTAACGACCGGCTCAATGTACTTATTCAAGCTATGGGAAAACGAAGATGACAGAAGCGAAGATGACAGAAGAATCAAGGTTGGCAGTGATGGAAAGGGAAATGCGGGGTATGCACGAAACGATCAAGGTACTGGTAGATGAAGTCAAGGCTTTGACCCGATCCGTGATTCAAAGTGATCAGCAGCACTTACAGCACCAGCGCATTGCCGATCTTAACCGCACCGAACTGGAGGATTTCGGCAAACGCATTGTTTTGCTGGAGCGTGCGTATGACCAGCAAAAAGGCGCGATTTCAATCACTCGCTGGTTTTTAGGAATGCTTGCCACGGTTGCCTTGGCTTGTGTCGGTTGGTTGTTGTCGGTTGTGCTTTCGACTCAATCCGCTATCCAAATCCAGCAATCCAAGCAATCGACCGTAGAAGCGCGTTTACAGATTCTGGAACAACGGAGGGATAGGCCGTGAGTCAAGATTCAAAGTGGTGGCTGTGCAGCAAAATTGTATGGCTCAACTTGCTGGGGGTGTTGGTCGCAGTGTTGTATGCACTAGAGCCTGTGATGCCCCAATTAGAGCCGCTATTACCGCGCAACGTGTACGGCTGGGTGATTGTAGTAGTTTCAGTCTTGACCATCGTTCTGCGCGTTTACAGCGTCAAGCCGGTGCGTTGGCAGCGTCGGTGTGATGATCAGGGGGTTTGCCGGATCGAATCAATCGAGGTTTTGGACGAAAAAGGTGGTGAGCGATGAGTGAACTTGCTTGGATTGCAGAAGCGCGTAAACACGAAGGACTGCGCGAAATTGTTGGCGGCAAGCATAATCCGCTGCTAATCGCCATGCTCAAAGCAATGGGCAAATTTTCCGGCGAGTCACGGGCGTGGTGGTTGGATGATGAAACGCCTTGGTGTGGTCTGTTTGTCGGCTACACACAAGGCATTACTGGCCGGTATGTCGTTAAAGACTGGTATCGAGCGAAGGCATGGGAATCTGACCAACTGACAAAGCTGGACAAGCCTGCATACGGCTGCATCGTGACTTTTACCCGAAAAGGTGGTGGGCATGTTGGGTACGTTATTGGGCGTGATAAGCACGGTAATTTAATCGTCTGGGGTGGCAACCAGCGCAACATGGTATGTGCCTTGCCCTTTGCTGTTGAACGCGCTACGGGTTACTACTGGCCTAGCCGTTGGATCAATGGACAGTGCGTAAAAAGTACGCCTGATGCCAGTCGGTACACACTGCCGCTGCTAAAAAGCGACGGCAAGGTGTCAGTCAATGAGGCATAGCCTTGCGCTGCTGTGCCTGCTACTGACAGGGTGTGCATCGCACTCTGTCACCATCCATGCGCCGATTACTGTGTGTGTTGCCAGCGTGCTGTGCAAATAAAAACCCCGCTAGTGCGGGGTGATTTTATACTTAGGGTGCTGACCAACAGCCAACAAAAACGCACCCCATTGCGAGGGGTGCGGCTTTCTCTCTCCAGATTCCCACCGCTGCCATGTCCTAATGTCCGTGCCTGCTAGTGCTGCGCAAATCGCCTGAGTCCCTATGCTTTCACGCACGGTCTTGATGACCTTATGTTCTGGCGAAACTACTGCAACATCACGCCACTTTGTAACAGACCGACCCTGATCAATCAGCGATTGCACCAAATCAATCAGGTGCTGATCGTTAATCTCATCAAAGTTTTCGGCAATCTTTTCGCTTTGGCCATAACTTGCAATGCACTCAGCAAGTGCTTCTGGGTGCTCGTCATGTCTTGCCAGTTGCCAATCAACTGCATCTCGCACAAGCATCATGTCCGCGTATGCTTCGCCGTCATAGCGCAAGCCGTATCCTGTTCTTAGCAGGGTCAATGATGGTCGGTCTAGCATTCCAACCATTTCTAAAAAGCGCGGGTATCTGTTCATGTTTGCTCCAAAAAAAGATGCCCACCGAAGTGGGCTAGATTGCTTTGGTATTTAGAACATCATGCCATCATTAAACAGACCAACAACCAAGCGGAATTTGTCGCCGTATGCGTTGCTTGTGTTGTCGATTTCAGCGGCTTGTTCAGCAGTGATGGTTACGGCGGTGTTGCCAATGGCAACTTTGCGAGCGCGAATGCTATAGCTGACAACTTCACCAGCCAACAGCGTGTTGAAAGATTTTGCGAATGGGCGAGCGATTTTGATGGTGTTCATGGTGTATCTCCTGCCAGATAATCCGCTTGGCTTGCGGTAGCGGTCATGCGCCGCTTGATGATTCAAATATACGACCAATGGTCGTAATAATCAATAGACCAGAATAAAAATATTTAACCGCCCATCGCCTTTTGACAAAACGCCCCTCAAAATCAAATAGCGGTCAAATAAAAGCCCGCTTATCGCGGGCTATTTAGCATCTGGGCATACAGTGCAATTGCCGTCTTTATTGCGTCAGATTGATTGCCGCGTAAAAAACCCGCTATTGCAGGTCTGTGTGCTTGTGTGCCGATGACTACTGACGCGGTTTTGCTACTAAGTATAAAAACGGCTAGTGATGATTTTCTAGGTATCAGTAGCACCCTTAAAAGTATCAATGATCACTTGATCGCGCTCCAGCTTCTCGACAATCGCAAGGCGGACAAACTCGCTTCGGTTGCCAAACGCTGGATGTCGGTTGTATCGGTTCGGTCTGGGGTACTTACACCCTGTTACGCGGTCGATCTCCTCAACCATAGATATGGGTACTGATACGATCAGGCGATTGATTGGCTCACCGTTAAACTTTCTACGCATTGGCATGATCTGCCCTCTAGTGATGATTTAGGCAACAGTACGCGCGCGTACATGTCCGAAAACGAGCGGTTTAGTACACTTGTTTTGAACATGTCCGATAGTAGGTGTTTGTACTTTCGTACGTCCGAAATGATCTGTACATGGATTGCGTACGGCGCGTATATATAGCGTCCGAAAACTGCGCCTTGCTGGGTCGCAGTGACATACGCTGCCACTGGATCGCTATACAAAGTGTCGTTCGTGGACAATTACGATGGCGGGTAGATCGTGAACGGTGGGCAATTTTTTAGCCTGACCTCTATAGGTTGTGCCGTTGCTGGACGCGTTTTGTTATAGAAAGTGTCGTTCGTGGACACGCCGCCAGATAAGAAAGTGTCGTTCGTGGACACGCCACCCGATAAGAAAGTGTCGTTCGTGGACACTATAGGAAAGTGTCGTTCGTGGACACTGCGCTGGGTCACTCGGTCTTTTGCGCAGTCAGTGTCGAACGATATGCCGACCAAAGAAAAAGCCTTGTTTCTC